CTTGTGTAGATATAATACCCATTAGATAATCAATTTATATGCCTGTCCGAAGTTAAAATCAAATTGATATTGAATTAACTTATCAACTACACCTGTTTTGAATACTATGTTTTGATTTGTTATAGTTAAAGGTCTAACTCTGTTGTTTGCTTCATCATACATCCAATATATCTCATCAGATACTAACAATTGTTTAAATATATTGTTGTAATCTTCTGATATAAAGAATGAATTTACTGAAATAGATTGTTTAGAATCAGCAATATAATTCAATGTAGAACTATCATAATCATTATATGATAGAGTTGATGATTGCCATGTACCTAATTGTGGTTGATATGTTCTTTTTTCAGTAGAGAAGGATTGACGATTAACCATATAGAAATCAAAATAATCAAATTGTCCAAATCTATTCTTCCATTTAATCCTAACATTAGGGTATTTTTGAATACAATTCACTTCATATTTAATAGAAGACCCCATAGGAGTTGCTCCATTGTATGCTTGTGTTTGAAAATAAGTAAATGAACCACTCAAAGGGAAGCCAGATTGTGCTGGTCCTATTGGATATTGTGCAATTTGACCTGATGATGATACTGAACCTGTAAGTGTGTAGTTAGCAGTTCCTAAATTAGATGTATAAACTATTTTTGTAGGTGTACTACCCGTTCCTGCATTACCAAAATATACACCTGCATTACCTGTATCTGTTGTAAATACTGATTGAGTTACAGGTCCATCTGTCATTAAAGGCCAATATGGAGTTAAACTATATATAGGAGCACCAATTGCTTCTTGAAATATACCATAACCATCTAATGCTTTATATACTTGTGATTTAACATGCGAACCAGTTACATAAGTATATTGAGATGAGCCTGAAAGATATTGGTAATAAAAATCACAAGCAAAATACATTACATTAGATGTATTCTGTATTGCTAAATCAGTAAGAGTTGAATTAATAATTCTATTCAAGTCAAATATACCATACAAAGATGTATTAGGATATTTAGCTAATGTATAATCTAATGAACCTGAATCAGAAACAGAACCTGTCCAATAGTACAGGTCTGCCATATATTGAAATCCATTATTGGCAACAACGGCAGTAGTTTCATACACCGAAAAGATAATTGGTGATTGTGCTAATGAAGCAGTTGCAGGTGTTTGATTTATTAAAATGGCCATTTAATATTTTCGTTTATTATATTAACCACATTATTAGAAAAAGTATTGGATACTATATAGTTTGATTGAATGGTTTAAATATTACAGTCATTCTTTTCTGAACTTCTGCTCTTACTTCTTCAACTTTACCACCTTGATATTCAAAAATACTTCTCTTTAAATCTTGTGAGTTTGCAGCAATCATAGCAAATGGACGTGAAGGCATTCTTCTAGTTCCTTTCTCTACATACGTTCCATACTTTGCGCCTGGCGGTGCATAATTTAGTGTAAGGAATGATTTACCTTTTTGTTGAAATGCCATCCTCTGAGTGTTGTTAAATGAACCCACAGTCCTATACAAATTACCTGTAAGGTATGGTGGTTTCTTCCAACCAGGATATCCACCTATAATTAGCTTTTGTGTAATGGATTTATAATCCTTTGCTACCTCTGCAAGAGTTTTCATTAAGGATATAAATTAAAAAGGCATCTATCTCTATTATTGTGGGTAGTAAGAGTAAATGTTGCTGCCCAACCTGCTAAACCATTATTAAATCTATCGGCAAATGGTTCTAAACTTATCGTAGAATTGATTTGGAATGCTTCAACTGAGTATTGTGTAAAAGAAAGTAAATCGTTCATTATACTCAAAGTATTAGCGTGTATATCTACTAAATCATCTACATCATAAAATGGAACTATCTGTGCGTTTGTTCTATCTTCTGATTCATTATTTTTAAGTTTTATCTTGTCAGCAACAATCAAAAGGATTTTATAATCAGTTGAAGATGGTTGAAACTCTGCACCTACAATCTGTATATTACTCAATGGATAGAACGGATATTGTATATCATCTATATCACCTAATGGTCCTTGTGAGACCGCAGTAATAGACGGGTGGTTATTCATAATGGTCTTGAAATAATCCAATACATTATAGTATAACGAATAGTTGGTGCCAGTATTATTAACTAAAAAATTGCTCATATATTATAGTTGTATTCCACCGAAATATTGGTTTGTTTGGTCTGGATATATCTGTGTTTGATTTCCTACTGATTCTAAGTATTGAGGTATTTGATTTGAATAAGCAATCAAATAGTTTTGCAATCTTAAATCATAGTAATTTGCATTCTCTGTAGCTTTTGCTAATAGATAATCTAATTCAGCTTTTGATGGAGCAACACCTTGTTCAGATTGTTGTTTTACTGCACCATTTGATTTGAATTGAACTGAACTAAATGGTATATACTCTCCACAAGCATGCCATATTAAACAAGGTTTGATGTGGTCATTTAATAAATCTTGATAAAATATAGATAAAGCACCAACCGTACCTGCTAATATTTGTGCATCTAAATAATCATATAGGACTGTTCCTAATAGATTTTTAAGATATTTTATTTGTGCTACACTAACAAAAGGTAATAGAGCATCAGCATCTATTGCACCCATAAGTGGTGTATTCTTAATAATATCATTACGGGAAATAAATAAAGCAGTTGCCATAATTAGTCGTTATATTTTTCGTATTCTTTTTCAAAAAATGCTTGTGATTGTCTCACAAACTTTGGTTCTGTATTTATTGCAGTTTGGTCTTGTGGGTCTTCTTGCGTTGCAGGATTTTCTAACTCTTTGTTAGTTTCATCTGCTACTTGTCCAATTGTTTTATTAGTATCTTCTGCTTGTTGTGAAAGAATAGCTAATGGAGTTAATTGGTCAAAGTATAATTCAGTTACTTCGTATCCACCATCTGATAAAGCCATATCTAATGTATTTAAGATAACATTTTGAAATGGAGAGATTGTCATAGTTTGCATAATACTAAATGCGGTCATCATCTCCTCCGACTGAGAACTAAAACCATTATTAGCGGTTCTAATACCAAATAGTAACGGTGAAGTGACCCTATGAGCAACCAATATTCTATCTTGCGAATATTCAGCCACATATTGATATTTTTCATGTAGGTTATCTATTTGTATAACATCAATAGTTGGTTTAGTTACGGGGTCATCATTAAATGATAACATAAATCTACCTGCATTATCAGTTCCAGTAAACTTTGCTTGGATTAAATCCTCTATAGTTTCTCTTTCTTCTGGTGCAGGAACTCCATTATTAAAGTTAATCATTACTGCAGGTAAAAAACCATTAGTAATGTTATTGATGTGTAGGTTAGAAATCTCTCCTTCTGCTATGGAATACTGCATTGCAGATACCCAATCAGGTAGGGAGTAGTAATATAAACCTGGAAAATAGTTTTTAATGTAAAGGATTTCACATTTCTCATTTGATGTTCCGAATGTAGGTATTTTCTTTTTGTTTTTTACTGCTCTTTGGTCTTGCCAATCGTGACAGTAGTAATAATTTTCTATTTTTGGATTACCATTTAACTTTTCAGCTCTTAAAAACTGAACTGGCACGTGGTAAAACTTAATTACTTTTGTATGTTCATCATTCCAATATACCTGATAAGCAGCATTACCAAATAACTTTAAGTCAAATGCAACTCTCTTTGTTTCTTCTTGTGGTATAAGTTTCTGTAACACTTCGTTGAAGGGGGTATTCTTTGAGTATAATCCCTTACCATATATCAAGTCAGCTATACCCTCCACACAAGCAGAAGTAGTTGTAGAGATGTTAAATGCCCCTACTACTGCATCAAAGAAATCATCTTGCCCATAAACTCCAAAAGGAACATATTGGTAACGAGTTTTTGTATCCTCTACTATAATGGGTAGTTGGTTATTGCTTGTATTTACAATTCCGAAGTTTTGTTGTTGTTTCATATTAGTCCAATATTACATACTTGTTTTCTGAAGTATGAGAGATGTATTGTGTATTTTGATTTTCGTAAGATGATGCAGGTATTGATAATGATGATGATTTATATACCTGAACAGAACCATGCCATATATCAGTTGCACCATTATATATTACTGCTCTATATTCACCACCTATTATAGAACCACTAATAGATGCAGTAAATCCTAACATACTTTCATAACCATTATAGGTTACTCCTGAAAGAGATGCAGTGGTATTATTTTGACTCATCATATCTTGCAAACTCATAGTAAATGAATTTGAAGCAGTTGGTTCTGTTCTAATTGTATAAGAATTACTCTGTGATATGTGGTATGAAAGCATTATCTAGTATTTACCTGGTATTATCTCTATATTAACACTACAAATCAGTATTATCATTAAATAAAAAACCTCCCAACAAAAGTTAGGAGGTCTTAAAGTAATCTATGTACTATACTGAATTAGTTATACACAATTGTTGGTTGAGAAGATAATCCTGCGAATGGATTTGAAGTTGTACTTCCAGATAAGAATGATGCTGGCAATTGTTCCGTACCTGTAAATGTTACAGAGTATCCGTACAAATCTCCTAATGCAGCTCCTGTAGAAATAGTTCCCGCAGTTACATCAGCTCCTAATTTTTCTCCAACTAACAATGAGTCTCCATTATTTGTCCATATTACGATTTGTGGTCGTGCATATGACATCAACTTTAATTGAGTTGTCATCTCATTCGTTAATTTCTTTAAGTTCAACGTTAATTCTTGTGAGAAGAAAGTTGTACCGTTTTCACGAGATGTATTTACTGTTTCAGTATA